TACTAAAACAAGAAGAAAACATGGGTGATTACGACATTATCCCTTGGGAAGTAGTAAAAATACCTGCATGGCTGGACGAAGATGCAGCAGAACTGCTAGAATTACCCGTAGGTGGCAGTTATTTCCCTGAATGGAAGCCAGATGACGTACTCAGGGTAGACGAACATGAGATAAAAGCTAGTAATGGTAGCCGATATTGGAACTCACTGTATATGCAAGACCCTACACCAGAAGAAGGTGGGTTAATCAAGAAGAAATGGATACAAGAGTGGGAAGAAGAAGACCCACCTAGCTGTGAATTTGTAATACAGACCTATGATACCGCATTTTCCACCAGAACTACGGCTGATTACAGTGTCATCCAGACATGGGGTATATTTTACCTGTATGATCAAGATGATAACGGGTATGAAAGCTATGTTGCCAACCTAATCTTGCTAGGTAACGTCAAAGGTAGGTATGAGTACCCAGAACTACGCAGACTTGCACAGAGATTGTACAGCGATAATAAGCCAGATGTGTGTATGATAGAGAAGAAGGCAAGTGGTCAGTCACTCATACAGGATATGCGAAGAGCAGGGTTGCCTGTTATGGAATACACCCCAGATAGAGATAAGGTATCCAGAGTTTACGCAGCTTCACCTATCATGGAAGCAGGTCGAGTGTGGATACCCAGTAACAAGAAGTGGTCAGAAGACCTCATAGAGGAATTAATACGGTTCCCCAACGCTGCTCATGATGATCAGGTGGATGCCATGACAATGGCGATCCACTACATGAAGGAGTCATGGCACTTAGAACACCCCGATGATCCTGAATGGGAAGACGAACCTAAACAGCCTAGCAGAACCTACTGGACGTTTTAATTTGCCGATATAAAAAAACTGTGATATAATAATGGCAAATGATTAACGGGGAAAAACTGTGGCTGAGTCTTTTATAGATAAATATAAATCAGAGATTGATAAGATTACTGCAGCAGTTGAACTTGCAAGTACGTCTAGACCTTCAATGGTATCTAAAGATAATTTAAGCATTGAAGAAGAAGAAAAAGAAAAAGCAGAAAAAGAGGAGTTTTTTGAAAAATTTTCTCAAGCAAAAAAAGATGTTGTTAATAAAAAAACAGGAGAAGTTGAAAATCCTTATCTTTTAGAAGTTATTAATGTACTAAGAGGATCACAAGCAAATAAATTACAATCTCATGCAAAACTCAATAACTGGATTAGTGATAAATTATCTGACCTTGCGACATATATAACAGTAAATGAAAATCAAAATAAAAATTCATTAAAAGATAATTCTATTAATATTATTAGTAGTGCTAATGCTGCTCCAATGGGAGGTAGTGTATATAGTGGAGAGGGTCCACTTAAACAATTAGTTACTAATACAATTCGTTCTTATTTAACTGATGAGAAATGGATAGCTGATACTGCAAATAAGTATGCTGGAAGGGCTGGAAAAAAGATATCTGACTTTTATGAGAAAGAAGGTAAACTTCCTGCTTATGCTAAATTAGCCGCAAGACAATTTGTTCCTGAAGGAAAAAAAAGCTATCTAGATAAAGATACAGGAAAAGTTAAAACAAGAAGAACATACGAACCAATAACAGATGTAAATAGAAAAGAGTGGTTTGATGATAAAGAAGTAGAAAAGATAGCAGGAATGTTAAGAGCAAGAGATTCAGATAGACCTGTTATGTTTAAACGCTCTATTGGTTCAATAGATTCAGCAGATTATGACGATGAAGATAAACAAATTGATAGTGCTTTAGGTATATTTAATTACGGACATTACGATGAAACTGGAAAATGGCAAGCAGGTCTTCCTGATTTAGAAGGAAATTATACAATAAGAGATAGGTATGATTGGGGTAGAAAGTATGACAGTGGTATAAATCAAATACTTACACTTGCTCAACAGGCACTGACTAATCCTAGAAAAATAGGAAGAAATCAAATAGAACCTTCAATGCAAGTATTTGGACCGCAAGCAAGTAAAGGAGAAGGAAGGGATATAAAATTTACTGTTCCCACATATCAAAATGATCCGATGGGTATAATGAATGTTATGTCTTCAAGACTAGGACCATATAAAGATTATAAATTAAGTGATAGAGAGAAAGGATTTTACCATAATTATCTTGGTTTACCATCTCTTACAACAAATATTGTAGACGATGAAACAGACGAAGTAAAAAGTATGGTAACTCCATTAGGACAAGGAGACTTACCGGGATTTGGTTGGCAAGAAGATGCTTTTATGGAAGATATGCCTGATGCAAATGAAGATCCGGGTTATTACGATGAAGACATAGATTTAAGAGGGGGAGGTCAAATCTCGCAAGGACTTGATAATTTATATATGAAAAAAAGAAATGAACCTAAAGAAAAATTATATCATATGATGGGATATAAAGAACGTCAATACGGTGGTGGGCTTGATGATGCATACATGACACTCAGCCAACGTAGAGATAGTGCCTTTGCTGATCCCAATGCCAATAGTGCTTTTGCTTCTCCTATGAGTCAGGGTGGTCTTCCTACGATCTATAGATATTATGGTGGTACATTAGGTGAGTTTTCTGGTATTGAAGAAAATATGGGTGGTTCTCCAGATAATGTAGATCTGGGTACAGGTAGTGATATATCTTTTGATCCTTATCCGAGTGTAGATCCCGGTCTAGCGCAAGGTGTTAGTGGAATAGCTCCTCCTGCACCTACTAGTGATGATGAAATAGATATAACAGGATTTCCAACTGATCCTAATGTTGGAGTATTTGGAAGAACATTACAAACTCCTGCACAAATAAAGTCTAGACTTAGTGGTCGTAGACCTGAAGATGGTTATACTAAAGTTGAATATACATATCTTAACGATATAATGGATAAAACAGGAATGACTCTAAATCAAGCTGAAAATTATTTAGCATCAGTAATGGCTACTCCCGGTGGTATTGATGCTATGGAAAGAGGATTTTCTGGAAACTATACTGGTGGTGGTCCTGCTGGAACATTAGATAATTTTATTAGAGGAGTAGGTGCTGATTTAGGTTTACAAGAAATTGCTGCAAGAGAGAAAAGACGAAAAGCAGATCCTTACGATGACTTTGGTGTAAAAGAAAGGGATGACTCTTTTATAGGTAGTATTAAAGATACAGTCTCAAGATTTTTTCAAGGTAATAGAGGTATAACAACTGAAGAAGGCAAAGAAGAGTTTAAAGAAGCTTTGGCTGATAAAGGAGCTACATTTATTCCATATCAAGAATCACCATTATCAAGTGCTATAAGTTTAGGAAATACTCTTCTTAATCCTGTTAGTGGAATATCAAGTATATTTGAGTTTATAACAGGAGCAACTCCATTAGGAACTATTGTAACTAAGGAAGGTATACGACTTGGATTAGATGCAAATTATAATGTAATTCCTGAACAATCTATTAGAGAATACGATGAAGGTAATATAACTACTCCAGTTACAAGACAAAAACCATTAGAAAAAAAGAAGTCAACTAAAAAAGAAGAAAAGAAAAAAGATACAACTAAAAAAACTGATAATACAGAAAAAATAAAAGCTAGTAATATTGATAGATTAAAATCATACATGAGTTTAACGGGTAAAGATTTAAGTACGTCTAAAAAAGATTTAGCAATAACAGATATATCTATTACCGAAGAAGATTTTACATAGGATAGAACATGGCAACTGAACGTAATCCATATGATATGAAACCAGAAGAACTAGGTAATGTAGTTCCTATGGCATCAGCAGATGAAGAAATGAATGCTACCTTTGAAGTTGATCCTACAGATGGTGGAGTAATTGTAGACTTCTCAGATGAAGTAAACATAGAGATGTCTCCTTCACAAGCTATAGA